CTGGGGCGTTAGCAAAGCTTGGATTATTGCTGAGACCCAACTCTACTGGGAGCTCATCGCATACTACAAGCTAAATCGCGGCTCTTCTCCAATGCTATGGGGATACGAAACCTTCACAGGCGGATGGTTTAGACTCAACTCTGAACTTACTTCACGCCACATTCGTTATTCCTTCTTAACCATAGATTGGTCCCGTTTTGACAAACGTGCATATTTCTGGCTCATCAGAAAAATCATGTTCAAAACACGTCACTTCCTCAATTTCAACGACGGCTACGTACCCACACACGCCTATCCTACTTCTGAAAACGAACCCGACAAGCTTCAAGCTTTATGGGAATGGACACTCGAAAACCTATTCGATGCACCAATCGTTATCATGGATGGCAATATGTACAAAAGACGTTTCGCTGGAATACCTTCTGGCCTCTACATCACACAGTTGCTCGACTCTTGGTACAACTACACCATGCTCAGCTCAATCCTAACCTATCTTGGTTACGACCCCAAACGCTGCATCATCAAAGTACAAGGAGACGACTCAATCATCCGATTGCATGTGCTGATACCACCTTCTGAACACGAAGCATTTTTACTCAAGCTACAGGAAACAGCCACCACACTGTTCTCATCTGTTATCTCAGAGCAGAAATCCGAAATCAGAAACGACCTAAACGGCTGTGAAGTACTTAGTTATCGCAACACTCGCGGTTTACCCTCCCGGGATGAACTGAAGATGTTAGCTCAATTCTACCACACTAAGGCGAAAGACCCAACTCCATCCATCACAATGGCACAAGCCATCGGCTTTGCCTATGCGAGTTGCGGAAACCACAGACGCGTTTACGACGCTCTCGAAGATGTATACGACTACTACAAGTCACAAGGTTACTCCCCTAACCCTGCCGGACTCAGTATCACTCTTGGAGACAGTCCCGATCGCCCTGATTACCCTATAGATCTTGACCATTTCCCAACCATCGGCGAAATTCAACGATTCTTCCTCTGCACTGACTATCAGAATGCCGAACAGAACGAAAGAACCTGGCCCCTCAACCATTTCCTTCACCCTCCCTGCTCAGCTTAAGATGTTCAGTTTTTTTAATTTCTTTAAATCGAAA